CTTATGATGGAGAAAAGCTAAAGCTATTAGTACACGATGAGTCCGGTAAATGGGAAAGACCTAATAATATATTAAACAACTGGAGGGTAACCAAAACTTGCTTAAGATTAGGTTCTAGGATTATTGGGAAGTGCATGATGGGTTCAACTAGTAACGCACTGGATAAAGGCGGTAGTAATTTTAAAAAATTATATTATGCATCAGATGTCGAAAAAAGAAACAGTAACGGACAAACTGCTTCTGGATTATATTCTTTGTTCATACCTATGGAATGGAATTACGAAGGATACATTGATTCTTATGGAATGCCTGTCTTCGACACACCAGAGAATGCAATTGAAGATCCGTATGGAACACCTATTAAGAAAGGGGTCATCGACTACTGGAAAAATGAAGTTGATGGATTAAAGCAAGACCAGGATGGATTGAACGAATTTTACAGACAATTCCCTCGTACAGAACAACACGCATTTAGAGACGAGGCAAAGGAGTCTTTATTTAATCTAACTAAAATTTACCAGCAGATAGACCACAACGAGTCTATGGCTTCTAGTACGTTAGTTACAAAGGGTAACTTTCAATGGAAAGCAGGTGTTAAGGATACCAAGGTAATATTTATGCCAAATAAAAATGGTAGGTTTTATATAAGCTGGATACCTCCAATTGGATTACAGAATAGAGTTATAGTAAAGAATGGGGGTAACTATCCAGGTAATGAGCATTTAGGTGCATTTGGTTGTGATAGTTATGATATATCAGGAACAGTAGATAGTAGAGGTTCTAATGGTTCTTTACACGGGTTAACAAAGTTTAGTATGGAGGACGCACCTTCTAATCATTTCTTTTTAGAATATATAGCTAGACCTCAGACTGCTGAGATATTTTTTGAGGATGTATTAATGGCTTGTATTTTTTATGGTATGCCAATACTCGCAGAGAATAATAAGCCTAGACTGTTATATCACTTTAAGAGAAGAGGTTATAGGGGATATTCTATGAATAGACCAGACAAGTTAGCGAATAAGTTATCTGTAACGGAAAGGGAGATTGGAGGAATACCAAACTCTAGTGAAGATATAAAGCAAGCACACGCTGCCGCAATAGAAACATATATTGAGGAATTAGTTGGAATACTAGGTGATGATGAAATGGGGGACGTATACTTCCAAAGGACTTTAGAGGATTGGGCTAGGTTTAATATTAATAACAGAACCAGTCACGATGCTTCGATAAGTTCTGGATTAGCGATAATGGCTTGTAATAGAAATAGATACGCACCGATAAATAAGGTAACAAGAAAAAATATAAATCTAGGATTTAAGAGATACGATAATACCGGAGAATTTTCAAAAATAATAAATAAATGAACGTAGGCACAAACCCAAATAGTGTATTTCCTAGCCAAGTAGTTAGTGACGCTGAAAAATCAAGCTTTGAATATGGCGTGCAGGTTGGGCGAGCTGTAGAGTCGGAGTGGTTTAGACAAGGTGGAATGGGGAATAGATTCTCACAAAACTATAATCATTACCACACGTTAAGACTTTACGCACGAGGAGAACAACCAGTACAGAAATATAAAGATGAGCTAGCGATAAATGGTGACCTATCTTATTTGAATTTAGATTGGCAGCCTGTTCCAGTTATATCTAAATTTGTAGATATCGTTGTTAACGGCATTACCGAAAAGGAATTTGAAATAAAGGCGTATGCTCAAGACCCTGAAGCTATAAGAAAAAGGACTGAGTATGCTGAAGCTATTATGCAGGATATGATAGCTAAAGCTGAAATTGAACAACTTAATGCTGCAATCGGAGTAAATACATTTAATACTGAAAACCCAGAAAACTTACCACAGTCAGAAGAAGAGCTATCACTTCACATGCAACTTGATTATAAGCAATCTATCGAGATAGCCGAAGAGGAAGTTATAAATCAGGTTTTAGCTAAGAATAAGTTTAGTGAAGTAAAGAAAAGATTTAACTATGATTTAGCTGTGCTAGGTATTGGGGCCGCTAAAACTACTTGGAATAAATCTGAAGGTGTAGTTCTTGACTACTGCGACCCTGCTCGTTTAATTTATTCATATACAGACGATCCTAACTTTGAAGATATATATTATGTAGGAGAAGTAAAGGCTCTTACGATACCTGAACTAAAGAAACAATTCCCTAATATTTCAAAACAGGAATTAGAGAAAATAGAAAAAATGCCTGGTAATAGAGAATATATTACTGGCTGGAATGCTTACGATAAAAATACCGTTCAAGTTTTATTCTTTGAGTATAAGACTTATAATAATCAAGTATTTAAAATAAAGCAAGGCCCTAACGGATTAGAAAAATCAATACAAAAGACGGATGATTTCAATCCTCCTGAAAATGACACGTTTAAAAAGGTATCAAGAAGTATAGAGGTACTATATACTGGAGCTAAGGTATTGGGTACTAATACAATGCTACAATGGGAACTCTCTAAGAATATGACCAGGCCATTTGCGGATACAACTAAGGTAGAAATGAACTACGTTATTTGTGCTCCTAGAATGTATCAAGGAAGAATAGAATCTATAGTAAGCAAGATTACTGGGTTTGCTGATATGATTCAGCTCACACACCTTAAGTTACAACAGGTAATGTCAAGGATGGTTCCTGACGGAGTCTTCTTAGATGTAGATGGATTAGCAGAGGTTGATCTAGGTAACGGAACAAACTACAATCCGGCAGAGGCACTTAATATGTACTTTCAAACTGGTAGTGTATTAGGTAGGTCAATGACACAGGATGGTGAAATGAATAGGGCAAAAGTTCCAATTCAAGAACTGCAAACATCAAGTGGAGGGGCTAAGATACAGTCTTTAATACAGACCTATCAATACTACTTACAAATGATAAGAGATGTAACCGGACTTAATGAAGCGAGAGATGGTTCTAGTCCATCTAAGGATGCTTTAGTAGGATTGCAAAAGATGGCCGCTAACGCTTCTAATGTTGCAACTAGACACATACTACAGGCTAGCTGTTATATATCGCTTAGGATATGCGAAAACATCTCTATGAGGGTTGCGGATTCTTTGGAGTTCGCTTTGACAGCAAATTCGCTAGAAAATAGCTTAACTAAATTTAATGTTGCAACTTTAGCTGAAGTAAGCCAATTAAACTTACATGACTTTGGTATATTCTTAGAGTTAGAGCCAGACGATGAGATAAAGGCACAGCTAGAGCAAAACATACAGGTTGCATTGCAGTCAGGTGGTATAGACCTAGAGGACGCTATAGACATAAGGCAAGTCAAAAATCTTCAGTTAGCAAATGAGATGCTAAAAAACAGAAGAAAGAAAAAACAAGCTGCCGAGCAACAAGCAAAGCAAGCTAATATTCAAGCACAAGCAGAAGCAAATGCTGGGTTAGCTGAAAAATCAGCAATGTTTGAAGTGCAAAAACAACAGGCCCTAACTGCTGAAAAGGTAAGTATAGAGCAGGCTAAATCTCAATTTGAAATACAGAGAATGCAGACAGAAGCTCAAATAAAAAGAGAGTTGATGGCTACCGAGTTTAATTTTAATATGCAACTAGCTCAAGCTAGATTAGAGTCTGAAAGCTTAAAAGAAAAAGAGATAGAAGACAGGAAGGATAAGAGAGTTAAAATAACAGGAACTCAACAATCCGAAATGATTGACCAAAGAAAAAATAACTTATTACCTAAAAACTTTGAATCTACAGGTAATGATGTATTAAGTGGGGGTTTTGGTTTAGGCCAGTTTGACCCAAAGTAAATTTTTAATTTTTATTATATTATATTATGTCAGAAGAAAAAAAAGAAGTAAAGCAAGAGGGGGACTTTAAAATAAAGAAAAAGCCTTCAATGAAAAAACTAGGTAAGCAACCTGAGGTTACTAAGCTAGATTTATCTGCTAAGAAAGTAGAAGAGTCAGAGGTAACTAAAGTGGTAATACCTTCTAGCGAGGAAAATCAAGATGCCAATACAAAGCAAGAAACAACAGGTGTGGCTTCAGATGAACAAGCCGGAGTTATACAAGAAGTGGAAGCGGAAGTATCACCAAGGGAAAGCACCATTCAAGATGATGGGTTCTCTAACATACAAGAGGTAACCGATGAGGACACAACTAAAGAGGTTGTTCAAGAGTTAAAAGAAGAGAAAAACCCTCTTCCAGAAAATATAGAGAAGCTAGTTTCTTTTATGAAAGAGACTGGAGGCGATATAGAAGATTATGTAAGATTAAATGCTGACTATAGTAATGTAGATAGCAATGCTCTACTAAGAGAGTATTATAATAAAAGTAAACCTCACTTAGACGCTGAGGAAATATCCTTTCTGATAGAAGACAACTTCTCGTATGATGAAGACCTTGATGATGAAAGAGAAATACGCAAGAAGAAGCTTGCGTTTAAAGAAGAGGTTGCAGAAGCTGAAGGTTTTTTGGAAGAACTAAAGGGTAAATATTACGATGAGATTAAGTTAAGACCAGGCGTTACCCAAGAACAAAAAAAAGCTACAGACTTCTTTAATCGATATAATGAAGAGCAGAGCTTAACGGAGCAAAAGCAGAACAGGTTTAAAAAAGCTACATCTGATCTTTTAAACGATGATTTCAAAGGTTTTGATTTCAATATCGGGGAAAAGAAATTTAGATATGGCATTAATAACCCAACTAAAGTTGCTTCGGATCAATCTAATCTAACTGATTTTACCGGAAAGTTTCTGGATAACGGAGAAGTTAAAGATTATAAAGGTTATCACAAAGCTATGTATGCTGCTTCAAATGTAGACAAGATTGCAACTCATTTTTACGAGCAAGGTAAAGCTGATTCAGTTAAGGATATCGTTAATAGTTCAAAGAACATTTCCGATAAGCCTAGACAAACAGCCGATGACAGTGTTTTTATTAATGGGTTAAAAGTTAAGGCTATAACTGGAGTAGATTCTTCTAAGTTAAGAATTAAAAAAACAAAATTTTAAAAATTAAAAAAGAAAAAAAATGGGACAATTTGGAACAAACGATCCACTAGGTGCATTTAGCCTAAGACCAATGCCAACAAAAACAACCTTGGCATCGAATTATTTAAACTTTGCTGACGGAAGCGGAAACGATTTTGCACAGCAATATTTACCGGAAATTTATGAAGCTGAAGTAGAGCGTTATGGAAACAGAACTTTATCTGGATTCTTACGTATGGTTGGTGCTGAGATGCCAATGACTTCTGACCAAGTTATCTGGTCTGAGCAAAATAGATTGCATATCGGTTATGAGAACGGAGCAGGAAATTTAAGTGTTGTACTTAGTGGTGCTGCAACAGCGGCTGGCTCAACAATTACTTTAGGTTCTGATCACAACATGTCAATAAGAGTAGGCAATACTGTTGTTGTTTCTGATGCTGCTACTGGACTTGTAACGCTTAAATGTTATGTTTCTGCTATCAATCAAGCAGCTAGAACATTTACTGTATTATCATATACTACTGCTGATTTAACTAGCATTGCAAACGGAGCTGTAAATCTATTTGTTTTTGGGTCTGAATTTGGTAAAGGTACAGACGGAATGCAAGGTTCTCTTGAGGCTTCATTCACACAGTTTAACAACAAGCCGATTATCATTAAGGATACTTATGAAATAAGTGGTTCTGATGCTGCTCAAATTGGGTGGGTTGAAGTTGCTACTGAAGATGGAACATCAGGATACCTATGGTATTTGAAATCAGAAGGCGAAACTCGTCTACGTTTTCAAGACTACTTAGAGATGGCTGTTGTTGAAGGCGAAACTGCTACTGCTGCTTCTGGTGTGATTGTAAATACTGCTCTAGGAACAGGAATCACAACTGCTGGTACTGAAGGTTTATTTGCTGCAATTACTGCAAGAGGTAACGTATACCAAAACTACGCAAGTGGAACTGGTGCAGGTGGTGCTGGAGTTAGAAGTGCTTTACAGGACTTTGATTTTATATTGCAAAATCTTGACAAGCAAGGAGCTATTGAAGAAAACATGTTATTCTTAGACCGAGAGACTTCTTTGGATTTTGATGATATGTTAGCTGCTCAGAACTCTTATGGAGCTGGTGGTACTTCTTATGGAGTTTTTGAAAACTCTGAGGAAATGGCATTGAACTTAGGATTCGATGGTTTTAGACGAGGTTCTTATGATTTCTACAAGACTGATTGGAAGTATTTAAACGATGCTACTACTCGTGGAATGATTGATAATGTTAAAGGTGTTATGGTTCCTGCTGGAACAAGCACAGTTTACGATCAAATGCTAGGTACTAATATCAGACGACCATTTCTACATGTACGATACAGAGCTTCTGAAGCTGATGATCGTAGAATGAAGTCTTGGATTACTGGTTCTGTTGGAGGAGCTGCTACTTCTACTTTTGATAAGATGGAAGTAAGTTTCTTATCTGAGAGATGTTTAGTAACTCAAGCTGCTAATAACTTCGTGTTATTCACAGCCGCTTAATTATAAGCAATAAATATTATTTGGGGTCACGCTTTGTGGCCCCAAGTTTTATTTTTTTATTTATTTATTATATTATATTTTATGAAAACAAAAGAAAAAACAAAAGACACTTGGGAAGTTAAAGATAGAAGATACTATCTTGCAAACGATAAAAGCCCACTAACAATGACATTAGCTAGTAAGCATTCAGGATTACATCCTTTAATGTATTTTGATGAAGTGCTAGGTTATGAAAGAGAATTAAGATATGCTACAAATCAAATATCTCCATTTGTAGATGAACAAAAAGGCCCTGTAACTTTAACGCATATTGTGTTTAGACAAGGCGTGTTAATGGTTCCTAAGAATAAGCAAAACTTACAGAAGCTATTATCATTATATCACCCACAGAGAGGAATAACATTCAAAGAACAGGATGAGGTTGCGAATGCTGTAAGTCAGTTAGATAACATTCAGCTTGAGATAGAAGCTTTAAATTTAGCTAACACGCTTGACTTAGACCACTCTGAGGCAATACTAAGAACTGAATTAGGTAGTACTGTATCTACAATGAGTAGTAAGGAACTTAAAAGAGATTTGATGTTGTTAGCTAAAAGCAACCCAGCTTTATTTATAAGTTTAGCACAAGATGAGAATGTTGAGCTAAGAAGCTTTGGTATTAGAGCTGCTGAGGCTGGAATAATAGCATTGTCTTCAGATCAGAAAACATTCAAATGGGTAGTCAATGGTAGAAAACTAATGGAAGTTCCTTTTGACGAACACCCTTACTCGGCATTAGCTAGTTGGTTTAAAACTGATGAAGGAATGTTAGTGTATAAAAGTATAGAGAAAAAATTCTCTTAATATGTAACTATAATTTATAGTGGTGGGCTGACTTAATGTTAGCTCACCTTTATAAATAAAACACAGAAATAATATGGCAATAAACGTAAATACGGTATACAAGACTGTATTATTAATACTCAACAAGGAAGAGAGGGGTTATGTAACCCCAGATGAGTTTAATAAGATTGCCGCACAAGTTCAGCTAGAAACATTTGAACAGTATGGCGAAGATTTGAATCAGCAACTGCGTGTACCTCAAACAGATACAGATTATGCAGATAGAGTTGCTGCTATTGATGAGCACCTTTCTATATTTAAAACATCAGGGTCTGCTGCTTATGTAGCCGCTGCTGCCCCAACTCCTGCTCATTTTACGTTGCCTACTACTGACGTTTTTAATAATACCGTAGAGCTTTACAGGCTAGGTGTTGTTAACTACAAAGAAGAAGTCGAACTCCAAAGACTTCAAAGAATGGATTTTTATAACATTCAAAAATCTCCATTAACAAAATCAACATTATCATTCCCAACTTATTTACTAGAAAATGAAAGGTTATTCGTAAAGCCTGATACCATTATTAGTAATATAAACTGTGACTTCTTAAGAAAGCCAATAGACCCTAGGTGGGGTTATTCAATTGGAACGGTAGGACAGTATGTTTATGACCCTACCGTATATGGGCCATTACTATTAAACACTGGAACTGGAACATTAACAAATAGTATAACAGGTGTGAATCCAACAGATAAAAACCCGACGACTACTACTGGAGTTGTTCAAAGTGCTACGAGTGGTTTTGGTGTGGGTTTAACTGTTAGCATAACAACTATTGGTGCTGCTGCAGCTGCCACAGTAACGGATGTTAGTATTACTTCTGCTGGTACGGGATACGCAAGCACAGATACAGTAACCTTTTCTGGTGCAAGTTTTGGCGGTGGTGTAGGCGGAAACTTAGAAATAACATTACAAGATTCTAATTTCAACTCTAACAGTACCTATGGTTCAACTCAAATAGAACTAGACGTATCGGAGCAGACAAGTTTTATATTAAAAACTTTATTCTACTTCGGTGTTGTAGTAAAAGACCCTCAGATTATTCAAGTTGCTGCTTCTCAAATTCAGCAAGAAGAAAACAACTCAAAAAGATAAGATATGCCAAATCCAAATGGTGGTTTAATAACCGAAACTAATGCACAGTATTATTCAGGTCAGCAAGGCTTTATAGGTGATGGTGTTACGTTATCATTTGTTTGTAATTTTAATACAGACTTAGCTAACGCTGTTGCTGGTGCTTCTAATGCAAACTACACGGTAACTGTAAATGGTCTTGCACCTGGTACATTCACTATGGCAAACAACATTATAACATTTAATGTTGCACCTGCTAATTTAGCGGTAATTTTAATTACCCTAAGCACAAATGCTTTAAGGTCTAACTATGGTGGTTATCAATACACTAGCCTTAATGATATAATCAATAACTTTATGGTTGCATATGTTGGTGCTGGCAAACTAATACTTAGTGCTAAAAGAACAGATATTATATTTCACGCTAAACGTGGTATGCAAGAATTTAGCTACGATACATTAAAAAGTATTAAGTCTCAGGAGCTAACTATGTCACCTAGCCTAACAGCTATAATACCACAAGATTACGTTAACTACGTTAGGTTATCTTGGATAGATAACTTGGGTGTTAAAAGAATAATATACCCAAATAATAATTTAACTATAAATCCAGCTCAAGCATTAGAGCAAAACAATAAAGGAATCCCAGTGCAAGATGGATTTGGTGAGAATATAGAAACTGATCCACCTGAAACAGTACAGAGGTGGAGACAAGCTAACGCTAGTATAATATCAGGAACATTCAGTAACACGCAGCTAAATCAAGGTTTTGATTTTGATAGAGATTATTGGGGAGATAGTTTTTGGGGTGGCGTAAACGGACAGAGATATGGTAACGACCCTCAACTCACACAAAGAAACGGGTGGTTTGGTATCGATGAGGTTAGAGGTGTATTTACCTTCTCAAGCAATTTAAAGGACGTTATGATAACCATAGAGTACATTTCTGACGGTCTAGCATACGACTTGGACACTAGGGTTCCTAAGATGATAGAAGACGCTATGTACAGCCATATAAGCCACGCAATAATAGCCAGTAGAATCAATCAGCCAGAATACGTTGTTAATAGATTAAGACGAGAACGAAGTGCTAAACTTAGAAACGCAAAAATAAGGTTGTCTAATATAAAGCTAGGTGAGATAGTTCAAGTTATGAGAGGTAAATCTAAATGGATAAAATCTTAAAATATGCCAGAAGCTAATAATCAATTTACAGGTTCTAAGATGAATAAAGATCTTAGCCCTAGATTAATCCCTAGTACACAGTACATAGACGCAAGGAATGCTACGGTATTAAATTCTGAAGGTGGAGAATCAGGGTTGCTTCAAAATGTCGAGGGAAATACGCTGTTAACTAATCTTAATTTAACTGGAGAGAATTTAGAGATAGTAGGCTTATTTTCAGATAAGATATTAGATAGAATGTTTTTGTTTGTAACGAACTGGAACGACCCATCTCCTGAAGGCGTATCAAACTTTGCATCACCAGACTCTAGTCATTACATATGCATGTATGACATTAAAACAAACTTTTCAACTACCTTAGTATCGGGGAGTTTTTTAAACTTTAGCAAAACAAAGCGTATACTTGCTGTAAATTTACTAGAAGATTTATTATTTTTTACAGACGATAGGAATCAGCCAAGAAAAATAAATATTAATTCTGCAATATCAGACTCCACTTATTATACGGAGGAAGCTAATATTTCTGTATTAAGATACTTTCCTTGGAATGCTCCTCGATTATCTAAGAATATATTATC